GGAATTGGCAATATTCGACAGCGTGTTGCTGGAGCCGCTGATTGTCTTGTTTGTGAGAGTTTCTGAGCCTGCAAGGGTCGCCAACGTGCCCGTGGTGGGGAACGTGACGTTTGTGGCCCCTGTGGTCGTCAGAGTGAGGTTATTCGCCCCAGAAGTCGTTAAATTACCCGCCAAAGTGACCGTAAACGAGCCGTTATCGACGCCCGTTCCGCCGCTTGCGGGGTTCAAAATACCGCCCAAAACCACCGCTCCGGTGGTCGCTGTGACGGGTGTGAAGCCTGTTGCGCCCGCGCTGAACGAGATTACACCGCCCGCTTGGGAGAATTGACGCCATGAACCAGAGGAATAGCCCTCGTAGGCGTCCAAAGTGCTGTTGTAGCGAATCTGGGCAGGGCCACCAACGGGTTGCTGTCCAGTTGTGCCGCCGGGGATCGTCACCGATCCTGTACCGGGCAGTATCACGTTGTCGACGATGCTGACCGTGGGGTTGCCACCCTGTCCATTGCCATTGGCAAGCGCGATCTGGTTGGCTGTGCCCAAAATCTGGACGCCACCAGCGGTCGTGCCGTTTTGGTAGGCCAACAGACCTGTGCCAGACACCTCGGCCATCGCCAAAATCAGGCCATCGAGGCTCAAAGTTGGGTTGCCAGACACCCCGGTGGCGTTGGTGACGGCCAAACCAGTGTTGGTGACGGCAATTTGACGGGCTGTGACGGCGTTTGAGGCGGTCTTGGCTACCAATCCCGTACCCATGGCCTCCAACGAGCCAGAAGCGCCGTTTAGCGTGATCTGGAGGGTGCTTTGAGCGCCTCCGTCGGTCAAACCGACGCCAGTACCGCCTGAAAGCGCCCGCGAGTTGGGCAAAGTCGGCTCTTGGTTGAGCGTCAGGAAGGTCTGAGTCTGCGACGGGGATGCGGCAATAGCCTGAGTCGTCGTTTTAACGGTGACCCCGTTTTGAACGATGGGCACCAATTCTGAGCCTGTAATTGGCCCAGCCGCAGGTAGTTGGGTAATTTGTACTTGTGCCATTAGGGACTCGGTGCAATGTTGTCGAGATTGCCGTTGTTTTCCGGTGTTGCCGTATTCCCTTCGGTCGTGATCTCAAAGTTGTTTGGCCCGCCAGTGATCAGTGAGTCGGGATCGACCGCGACGCTCACATCTGGGCGGGGGAAACGCAAGTTGATCCGCTCGGTCTTGCGTGCGGGCAAACGGTATGGGTCAAGTTCATCTCTGCACCCGCGCTCGGCACACACGCGCAAGCCGGGGAAGTTCGTGTCCGCAACAAGCGAAACAAACGACACCTTCATCTTGCATCGGTCGCATACGCCGATGGCAACGGAGGTGAGTCCACGGGTGTCGAGAAAGACTGGCATTATCTTGTGTACACCGAAATGTTCGGGGCAAAGTAGATCGGCGACTTGTCGCGCTCTTCTTGCTCCGCTTCAAACAGATACTTCTCGGCCATCTTCTCGAGGTAGCCGATCCTGTCCATCGCCACTTGTGGCAACTCGAGGCTCATCCGGTGAGCCAGCATGAACTGAATTGCCTCATACCAGCGCTGAGGGATTTCCAACTCATCGGTCAACGCACCCACGTCCATGATCTGACGCTGATACCAGACAGTCATCTGGATGAAAGGGTCAGAGGGCGTCGGCCACAGGTAGACCTTTGGCTGAGGGATTGTGCGATCAAACCAGAACTGGTACGGCTGGTTGGCCGTGAAGTTCTTGTTGGGTAAGTTGGTGTAGTCGTCGCGGTTGAGGCGGGACATCTGAATCTCGCGGCTGTTGTTGCCAACGTACCATTCGCGCAGGGCCAGTGTCGTGCCGCCGTAGGCGCGGATGCGGTAGTACATCACAGACTGGCCGGGATCGATGTCAGTCCACACCCAGTCGTTGTCGGTCACAGTGATCGTGCCCAAGTCGTCAAGCGTATTCCATGTGATGTTGTCAATCGAATACTCGAACGTGATAGACCACTCGGCAGAGCCGCCGCCCGAGATGTATGGCAGAAAGCCAATCGAGCCAGCGTAGATCGGGTTGTCTGTGCCATAAAACACAGTGATGTTGCCGTTGGCAGAGGATTGCTGACACCATGTGTCGACATCACTGTCGTACACGTTTGCCACCACGCCACCAGCAGAGGAGGTGTAGTCGCCAGAGGGGCGGTTCATTGTGCGGTACAGCACGTTCAGCACATCGATGCAACCAAGCGGCATCGAGTAGATGTATTTGTCGGCAGTCAGGCCAAAAACCTTCTTGTTGATGGCCCAGTAGTTGATGCCCTTGTTGCCAAGGTGCGAAAGCAAAAAGTACAGCGACTGCCGCGCTGACAGTTGCTGTTCAGAGGTCAACTCCTCGGCAAGTTTCCCGCATCGACGAGCGCCATGATCAATCAACGTTTGCACGTTGATGACGGTCTCTCCTACGGTTCCTGAATAAGCCATGCCAATCCTTTACCAGCCGGGGCACTTCCAACGCTTGAGCGATGCTTTTGCGCGTTCGGCGTCCCCTTTTGAGTTTTCCACAACGCCCGACATCCGCGCACAGAACGAGTCTTTTCTCGCACCGCCTTCAGGTTGTGGGGCTTTTAATTTACTGCCAGTTTCTCTGTTGTATTTTGCCCGACCTTTGGCTGTAAGACCAGCCCCTTTTTCGGTCGACAACTTCTCACCACGGCCGACGGAAAGAGAGACGCCGCCCTCTTTCATTTTGGCCGTCTTGGCTGACTCTTTGAAAGCCTTGGCCGTTGGAGCGCCAGCAGAGCCGGGTTTGCGCATCTTCTCACCAGAGCCTTCAGCGATCCGCTCACGCTTGGCGTTGATGTTGGCATACAAGCCACCACCAGCAAACTTCTTGCCCTCGTCAGCCTTGGCAAACTCTTTGCCGACCGACTGGGGCACGCCCACCTTCTTTGCAAACTTGGGGTTATGCGCTACAGCCTCCATGAGGCGATGCTGAGAAAGTGACTTGCTTGGCATGATCAGCCGCAGAAAATAGTCACAGCCGCCGCAGTTGGCAACGTCACATGAATGTTGGTTGTAAAGCGGATACCGTTGCCGGGAATCAGCGTTGAAATTGGGGTCAAGGGTGCGGCAGGAATGTTCACGCGCAGTCGCTCTGTGCCAGATGCACCACCATCACGGAAAATGATTTCGCCAGCAGTTCCACCGGGCGCTATTTGATAGCCAGCGAGGTTTGTTGGGCCAGCGTAAATAACGCCAGTTGCGTCATTGTGTTCCGAGAACACATTCGTCAATGTTGACATTTAATTCTCCAATTGGAAGCGGGGGCCGAAGCCCCCACTCGTTTTTAACACGCGCTACCGCCGCGCTTTTTTCCGGCTGGTGAGACTGTTACAGACTTCTCAGTCTTAGTCACACTACCTTCCGATGTCTTGGGGCCAAACAGCCCTTTGACACCTTGCATCATCTTCTTAGGCAAGCCCAAGATAGATTCGCGCATGGCTTCGTTTTCCGCCTTTTCATTGGCGTAGTGAGCATCGTATGCACCCTTTGACATATCCATCTCTTTGTCAGAGGTTGCACCACCGCCCTTCATCTTCTGATACTTGCTGTAGACCTCGTTGGACTGAGCCTTGGCCTGCTTCATAGCAGTCTTGTTCTCAGCCGCAAAGTTCTTTTGCAAGCGGCCTTCAGCGGGAGTGACAGAGCCACCCTTTTTGAAAGTGCCGGACAGTTGGTTGATGCTTACGGGTGAAGAGGGCTTTTTACGGCCCTGCGGCATCGCGACGGGTTTGCCTGAATCAACAGTACCCCCCGCCGCGTAGGCTTTTTTTGGGGCACCACCTTTTTTGTAGCCACCCGCATTTGCCTTTGCGACGCCACCAGTTTTGTAACCACCGCCGTTGCCTTCTTTCACGCCGCCAGTTTTGGCAGGTGAGTGATCAGGCTTGGCTGTGTCCATCTTGGTGTTGCGATACTTTCCGCCTTGACCTTCAGTGTTGATGATGCCGCCTTTGGCGTAACCACCTTGACCGTCAGTCACACCGCCAGTTTTCAGACCTTTGTGGGCCTTGCTGGCAGGCTTGGATGCATGGCTCTTGACTTCGGACTTGACGTCCTTGATCGCCTTCATCTCGGCCTTGTGTTCGGCTTTGGACTCGCCGCCATTCTTCATGGCAGGAGCGGCAGGCTTCGCGGCCATCGCCTTGCGACGAGCGGCCATAGGAGGCTTACCGGGAGCGCGAACTGGTGCGTTCACAGCAGGACGACCAACGAGGGCTGGTGTGCCCATGATGGCGCTCATCGCGCCACCACCATCGGCCATCTTCTTGTGTCCACCTTCGGTCTTGCCACCTTTTTTCATGTTGACATGACCGCCTTTTTTGAGTTTTAACTCAACGGTTGGCTCCGTGGTCATCATTTTGACCATTGGTTTGAATTGGCCCATGGTGCGCCTCAAACTTTCTGAGCATACACAACGCTCAGGCGGTAAATGCCTTGAGTTGTGCTGATCGTGCCGTTGGGGTCGACTGTGATGACGACAGACTGGCTTGAACCAATGTCAGCCATCGCGGCCAATTGAGCGGCTGTGAAAGAAAGGGCAATGCGGCCACCACCGATGACGTCAGTTGCAGACAGGTATTGAGTACCTGCGGCCGCTGTGCCAATGGTTGCGTTGATTGCTGTAGCGGAGCCACCACCCACCACTTCGTCTTGAACCGTATCAACAAGAAATTGAAGGATTTGAGAAGAAGCGGGGAGAGTCAGCGTCGCGCTAGTAGCGGTGCCTGCGGCGGCAGTGGTGACGGTAGTCGTCTGAGTCATGACGACGAAACCGCCGTCAGTCGTATCAGTCAACGTGCCGGAACCTGCCCGCAGGGTAGAACCGAAATAAGTCTGTGACATTTTGATCTCCTGTGACGAGGGGAGCCGAAGCCCCCCTCTTTTGGTTTAGACGCCGGGGGTGCCGTACATTGCACGCCAGTCGGTGAAGCCAACGTCGTAACGCTCTGTCGCTTTGTAGCGCATAGAGTCAGTCTCGAAGTCGCCTTCCATGGTCTTCTCCAGTTTGCGACGCATCAGGAGTTTCATGCCTTCAGGAGCATCGGTCTGCACCCACCATGCGGTGGCGCTGGTCAAACGAGACAACACTGCGGCACCTTCGTCAAGCAAGCCGATAGACTTGATTGGGTTGATGTCGTTGTTGGCGTTACCAGCACGCAGAACGCTCTTCAACAGCACTTCGGCTTGGAAGACGTTGCCGGGAGCCACGACCAATTGGCGTGGAACCAAACGAATCTTCTTACCGTTGTTGTCCACAGCCTGACGGATTTGGATCAACATCTGCTCAAGAGAAGTCTGAGACAAGTTGGCGGCAGTCGACAGCAAGTTGCTGGCAGTGCCGTTCACGATGGGGTGAGATGCGGAGTTCAATTGAACGCCATCACCGCCGGGGTATGCGCTGTTGAAGGCGCGGTTCAGCACGTTGGCAGACAACGTCTCTTTGGTCTCAATCAAAGACTGAGCCAAGTGACGTGCATACACCTGACCGATACGGATGTGGTCGCCGTCTTCCACCAACACTTTGGTCAACGCGAAGGCCAAGCCATACACGTTGTACACATAGCGTTTCAGGAACAGCACACCACCTTGTTGGTACGACACAGGAGTGCCATCAGGCAACTGAGGTGCGGCACCAAAACCGTAGAGAACAGGCTCTTCGTGGTAGTTGCGGGGGATACCTTCTTGCTCACGGAAAACTCGTGACCATTCGTCGGTTCGTTGATCGTAGACACCGTCGAAACACTCATTCAGAATGGGTTCGACGATGCTACGAAAGTCGGTACTGCGCATTGGAGCGGCCATGATTCATGTCCTCCTTAGATAGCGGTGCCAGCCGCAGGTGCGAACTGGTACTCGGAAATGTTTACACGAACGATGACGTAGTCATCTCCCCAAGCGTTGTCAGGGTACGGAGCGAGGTCAAGAATTCGGCATTGTGCGCTGTTACCTGCACCCACCAAAGTCGTTGACAACGTTGCTTGCGAAAGACCAGTGACGGTCGAGCCAGCAGTCACGTTGCTCAGGTCTGCTTCGTCGCCGATGCTAGATTGAGCCAGTGAGCCGTCGGCTTGGATTTCGTAAACGATATTTTGGTCAGCGTAGAAGTACGCAACGCACGAACCAGTCTGGTATGCAGTAGATGCAGGCCAGTTGTTGGAAACGTGACGGCGACCAGTAGTGTCAGTCCACTCAACACCAGCAAACGCGCCAACAAAGGCGTCGCCTGCGGCGGCGGGTTGAATGACGCCACCAGTGACGTACTTAACGGGTTGACCTTTGAGGATAGCCGAGGCATATCCAGAAACGATACCGCCAGCCAGCGCTTGTGCGCGATCCAGACCAGAAGGATGGAACGCAGGGCGCAGACCGAACGGAGCATTAGTCGAAGACATAGTCTTACTCCTTGTTCAAAATTTAAACACCCATTACCCTTGGAATGCGGGCGCAGGGATCGGTTTGTCAATGTTGTCCAGACCTTCACCTTCTACCTGACCGAGACGTTTCCCGGTGCTATCGCGTCCCACCTGTTGCTCTGCTTGCATACGAATCTTGTTCGCTTCCTCAAGCGGTGCTTCATGGTGAAAATGGGCCATGACATCTTGGTACACATCCATAGGGATTTTGTACAGCAACATCTCATTGCACGCGATAAACCCAACGTGTTCTCCAGCCTTTACGCGGTAATTTTCAAACCCGGGGAACTCTTCCGATTTAACGGGAACGTATCCGAGGCGAATCCGCTTATCAATACTGTCGTAACTGTTCGTTGTCGATAACCAGCAAAGGTGCCATCCCTTCAACTCGGGGACAGCGGGCAATGCACTTTGTGTCCATTCGTCCTTCCACATCTTGCGACGTTCATTGGATGACACGAAATTGTCTTCAGGGGCGGCACGCACTTTGTCTTGTTCAGCGCGATTTTCCCGGCCACCAGCCGACAATGATTTTTTTAAACGAGAATCCATTTTCTATACTCCTTAACGTTGGTTACTGTTGCGTGCTTCAATTGCATAACGGCGAATCATCTTCGCTCGTTTGTCAGGGTCATCCCACATTCCTGCATCTTTCATGGCTCTCACCTGATCTGGTGAAAGGGTGAAGGTGTTTCTACCACCACCACTACCTGATGCATTCTCGCGGCCTGAGCCTGTCACAACGTTCCTCGGTCTCGAATTTCGAGTCGGTTCTCGTTCGGTATCCCCAGTATAACGATGGGGAAGGTATCTTTGCAAGCGATTGTCGAGTTCTTCCCAATACTCTGCTGTCTTGGGGTTCCAACCCTCTTCACCCATGGCTTGATCGATGGCAAGAGCGACCTTTGAGTCGGGGTCTTTGCCATTTGCGTCATACCAAGAGTTGTTGCTCATCCATGCGTTCGCAAAGCGTTGCAATTGGGGGTCTGGAGCGGCAATCGTGCGCTGTTTTTGAGGTTGCACGACCTTTTTCTTCAGCGCATCAAGCGCCTCGTACTGGCGACGTGCTTCAAACCACATTTCCTGCGCAGAAGTCAGCAATTCACCGTTGCCAGACGATGTGGCCTCGGAGATTTTCTGTTTTGCGAAGGCAATGCGTGTTGCTTGGTCTTCAATCGCCTTGTTGATGCGTGCAATATCGCTTCCGTGGGACTTTTTCTCCAACACGGACAGGCGCTCAAGCAATTCTTGGTTCTGACGCTCCAAAAACGTCAGTTTGACGTCCTTTTCAGTCGAGACTTGCTTGTGGTACTCCTTGCGTTTTTGACGCTTGAGTCGTTTTTGCTCTCGCAGGCGCTCTGCCTCGGCGTCAACCGAGCCACCAACGGCCAATTCGGCACGTCGAGCGGCCTCATCTGCTTCGTCGGAGCCGTGATCGTCGTCACCAGAGGCTTTTCCAGCCTGTTCGTCGGGGGAAGGGATGCTATCAGGCAGTTCGATGGTTGCGGAACCGTCGACCTCTTCCTGAATCATGATCACTTCTTGGTTTTCTTGGGTATCTGTTGCCGTACTCATAGGAATGCCTTCACTTGAAGTGGGTTACCAGTGACTTTGGCGATGATTTCATGGTCATTCAAGATCATGAACAGCGCTGGCTCGTCTTCGTCGGGGACTGGAACCTCCCAACGGTCGCCACCCCACTTGGGCACGCGCAAATAATCACCAACTTCGCACCATGAACCTTCCGGCCACGGCTCCATGGTGTCGCGTTTCTTGAACGCCAGCGGGCCGATCTCTACGACCTTCGCCACCATGTTGTTCCACTTCTCAGTTTCTTTGGTTTCTTGAACCAAAATAATCCCGGCACTCGTCGTTGTGTCCTTGGTTCGGCGCAATTGAACTAACACTCGCGCTCCAAGGGGTTTCGCACCGGGGTCTACAGCAGGAAAGGCTTCCCGCAAATCGGCCGTATTACCAGCCACCGTGCTATCGGTCATCGTCATCTTCCTTTAGAAGGTTGTTTAAGATTTCAAGGGCTTCTTCAAGACCTTGGTACTGTCCGACTAAGCGTTGATATGACTCGAAGTTGACGCAATTTCCATTGGTCAACCCCGCGCTGATCTCAGCCTGACGCGCCTTTACAGCGCCAATAAAGTCGGACGTCGTACTCATGCGTTTTTCTTGTCAACGCCCTTGTTCTGGGAGAAATTCCCATGGTCACTATTCGCTTTTGGTTGGGTCGCTTTCGATTCTTCTTTCAATTGACTGCCGTTGATCCACGCGCCAGTTGCGTTGCGGTGGTGCTGTTTTACTGCTTCAGACTGTTCGTCTTTCAAGGTGATAGCCATGTCATGCTCCTAAGTTACGTTGGGTTGCTTGGTTGAGTTGAATTGCAGTTTCTTCCTGCTCTTTGCGCAGTTTCGCTTCGTCAACGGTCAATTCTGCCGTCTTAATGCGCTCCTGTGTAAGGTTGTTCTCCGCGTTCATTGCGATTTTCACCTGACGATCCTTCTCTCGGCCCATCTGGTCTGCTTGCAGACGTGCTGTGTCGATCTGAATGTCGGCCTGATCCTTCGCGGCGCGGCGTTGTGTCTCGGCCAAAGATGCCTGCAACACAGCCTGTGCCTCACCATCCATCGGAGGTGCTGGCGGCTTGAACTGTTGCATCATCTGCTGGAGTTGTTGCAGTGCAGGCAACACGCCTTGGAACACTTGCTGGGTGTCCAGTTTGACGTGATCCGAAGCCAAAGCGATTGCCTTGTCGATCTGCTTGACCAACTTGCTGTCCTCGTACTTGCCGTACTGCACTGCGTTGCCTCCTTGGACATACGTCGACATCTGTCCGGTGTACCAGAGCATCATGTGTTGCTTGATATGCTCCAAAGCCTGCGGAATGAAGCGCTGTGCGATCAACGGGTTCGATCCGAGGGTAGGGTCTAGGGCGAACGTCAAATGCGTCTGGATGTGCGCCAAATGGTCTTGGCGTGGGTATGCGAACGCTGGGCGTCCCAAAGCCATGGCGGCGTTCTCGTCGGCCGCATTCATCTCGGCAGGCTTGGCCGCGTTCGGGATCAACTCGTTGACGTTTGGAATCTTGAGTTGCTTGAGCATTCGGCTCACCACCGCACGCTGGTCAAAAATCTGCGGGTACTTCTCGGCCATTTGCAACACAGACTGCATCTGGGCGACACGCTGGGTCTCGCTGAAGATGTGCGGGTCACTGACGGGCACCACGTCGCTGTTGCGCTTGAAGTCGTCACGCTTGACTGGCAACTCGGCGACCAAGTCACCACGGCGTTGCTCGTCCAGATACCAGCGGTTGATGCGGCCAAGAATCTTCAGCACGCGGCCCTGTGAGTCGTGCAGTCGTGCGTGGATGCTGGAGAACACGGCCGCACCTTGCTCGATCAGAGCCTGCGTTGTGCCCACTGGCATCGTTGACTTGGCGTCTGCGATCTTCTCTTCGCTGGTGGTGACCACACCCTTGGCGGCGTCGGTGAGCCAGCCCAGCAAGCGGAACAACACCTCGCTTGGAGGATTGAACGGCATGGGCATGGCGATCTTGCGAACGTCGTCCACACCGGGTGCGCCTTCGATCTCGGTCACCTGAGTCACGTCAACCGACTGGCTCTGGCCGCTGATCTTCGCGCCCTTCAACTTCAGCATGGTGGCCGAGTTGTTGATGTGTGCGGTGTCCAACAGGGCGCGTAAGGAACCTGTCAGGGCGGCGGCAAGGCCACCGATCAAATGAGGCAGACCGATGGCGTATGCACCGCGCCATGGGATGAACTTGAACTCGACGATCCAGTCCAACTTGGTGAAGGTGTCGTCGCCCTCTTCCCAGTTGCGGTACAGACCCACCACCTTGTTGTCGAGGTCATCGATCATCAAGATGTAGGGCGCGTTCTCGCCCTTGCTGTAGGTGTCGTCCTCGAGGTCGAGGTAGGTGTAGATGTGGTACACGCGGCGCAGGCCGTCTGAGCCGTCTTGGTACTGCTTGCCTTCGATCTTGTCGTTGGCCTTCTCTGAGGCGGTTTGCTCTGGCTCTGAGGTAGCGCGGATGTGCGACACGTCACGGTACAAGCCACGGGCAATGCGCTGGTCAAACTCCCAGTCGGTGATGTCTTGCATCTCCGTCGCACGCTGTGCGGTGTAGAAGTTGGTCGCGGCAAATGGCAACAGGATGTTGTCGATGGGCACGAACTCAGCGCATGGGCGGCGCTTCTTTTCGTCGTACCAGATTTTCATGAACTGCGAACCACCGAGCGGCAACTGCGTGAGCAACTGCTCTTGCTCGTCGCGGAACTCTTCCATCTGCTCAGTCAACTGCCAGTTCATGTAGTCGCGCTTGCGCTCGGCGATCTCGGTCTTGACTTCGGTGACCTCGCCCAGAATCTTGGTGCGGGTTGGGCCGTCTGGTGGGAACATCTCCTTCATCGCACGAGACGCAAAGTCCACGCACGCCTCGGCCATGATTGGATGCACCACCTTGCTTGCGCCATTGAACTGCGCACCACCGGGGGCGTCGTGGCCCAAGCCTGTACGCTTCAAGCCCTCTTCGTATTGCTTGTCACGCTCTTTGCGTGCTTCCTTGTCCTTGTCGATCAACTCGAGGTAGCGCATCCCGATCTTCTCGAGGTCGTACAGGTTGACGGTTTCGGCAAGGTTGGAGTAGAAGTCTTCAGCCTCGTTTGGCCCCTTGAACTCTTCCATGGTGACGATGGCCGAGCCGTCTGGCATCTCCTCGACTTCGCTCAACTCTTCGTCAGGCATATCGACCTCGACGCCACCTTCGGGGGTGTTTTTTAGACCGTCAATGAAGCGGTCAAAATCTGGATCAATCGGCATTTCAGGCATTCTTTACCCCTTGTAATCGTTTAAGTTGTCATGTAACATCGAGGCATGACCGTCATCACACGCCGAACCCGCGCCCAGTACCCGTTTGTCGTCGAACCCTTGGGGGATCGATGGCAAATCCTGTTTGTCAAGACAGACAGGCCGTACCGTGTGGCGGAGTTTCATCAGCGTGAAGAGGCGTTCATTCATATGCGGTCACTCAATCGGCAGTGGTGGCAGGAACTCCACGCGCTTGACGAAGCCCGCCGGGTGATTGAGCGGGTTCGCGAAACAAGCGCCCTTCAGCCCGTTGCAGTCGCTCCCGCATCGCTTTGGACGAGGCTGATGAAGGCTTTGCGCCTTCGGTAGCATAGTCGCCCCGCTCGATGTACAACCGATCTTTGGCGGGGTCGGCTTTCCCGTATGTGAAATTGGCACGCTTACCCAAAACTGACTTGGCGACATCTTGCGCGTCAAAGAACTCTGTGGGCACCTTGCCCTTGGCTTGATCAAACGGCATCACCACCACGCCACCGAGTCGTGGGTTGTGGGCGACGATCATCCCGGGCAACTGCTGGCCCAGCATCACCACCTCTTCGTTCGTCAACTTGCCACCCTTGGGGCTGATCAGCATGGCCGATGCGTCGGCGATGTTGTTGGTCATCATGGGCACAAAGCGGTGTGCGGCCACACTCTCCTGAGCCAAGTCCTGACCACCCTGCACGATGTCGGCACGCAGGCGTTTGTTCGTTGACAGGTTGCCAGCACGCGGCACGTCCACGGCCACCAGAGGGTTGGTCTCGAGTTGGCCTTCAAAGTTCTCGTACACGCCTTGGCCGGGGCGCTTGGTCGTGCGCTGTCCGCCCATGGTCTCCATGCTCACAGGTGCGCCGGGGCCAGTCATGCGACGGGTTGCGGTCTCCTGCCAGTCACGGGGCTTGTACTTGGCAAGGTCAGGGGCCACGGCCTCCATGGTCACGGTGGCAGGCGTGAAAGGACGGCGCATAGCGGCCGTTGCGGCGTTCAAGCCAGCCTCACCTGCACGCATCGCTTTCGGAGCCGCCTCGGCCGTTTTGGCCGCGCCCTTGAGGACGCCAGCGGGGGATGCAAGCGACAGGGCCGTCTCCATCATGGGGCGCTCCTCACCACTGGTCATGCCGTACTGGCTCATCAAATCCTTGAGATGCTCAGAGCCAAGGAATGGTTTGTCAGAAGCGATTCGCTTTTCGACTGGCTTACCACTCGCTAAACCACGCAGGGCGTCGATGCCTTCCAGACCCATGTTCATGATGTCCACAGGGGCACCAGCGGCCGATGCGACCACGCCACGGTTGAGGATGTCGGTCGCGGCTCTAGGTTTCTTCAGGCTGGCGATCTCTTCCTTGCCTTGATCCTTTGCCATGCGGGCCAGAATCTCGGCCATCAGTTTGGCCTTCTGGGTATCCATGCCGCCGGATGCACTCTGGTCGACAGCCGCGCCACCACCGTCAAAGCCACGCACGTCACCACCGTTGGCAAACTTGGGCGCGTAGTTGATTGCGCCAGCGTCTGTGCGGTCGGGCATGGTGTTGTCCATGCTGGGGTTTGCGGCAATGCCACCTTGCGCACGCTTGAGCGGAGGTGTGTTCTTCCATGGCATCTTCTTGATCTCACCACCCTTGGCGGCGTTGATGTGGGCGGCAAACTCGTCGTGAATCTTGTTCTCGATGTCCTTGCCGTATGCCTTGATCTTGATGGCTGGTTGCTTGACCGAGCCACCCTTGGCCTTGAGGTATTGCTTGCCGCGCAGGACGTCTTCCATCACCTGACGTGGGTTCTGGCCTGTCTGCTCGGCTGTGCGCTTGATCATGCGCTCGAGGTTCTCGACGTACAGTTCTGGCTTGGTCTTTAATGCAGTCACGTCAGCGGAGCCATACCAGCCCAGTGCCTGCGCCTCTGCTGGGGCCATGCCGTGACGCTTTGCACCACGTTGCCACAGGTCTTCAAAGCCTGCGTACTCAGAGCCAGAGGGCGCGGCCTCCCAGAAGCCGGGACGGGCCTTGGCTTCCTTCAGGCTCATCTTGCCGGACTCGACGTCCTTGCGTGGGAAGTGAGTGGCGATGACTCGGCCCTCTTCGTCCTTCTCCACCAGTTTGGATGACAGCCAGCGAGGATCACCGCGCTCGATGATGGGGCCACGCACTGCGTTGACGTCCACCGTCACGGGCTTGAGGTTGCCTTGGTAGTTGCGGTAGAACGTGCCCAACTTCTTGTCGGGTGGCAATGCGCCTTCGATGTCACCGCTTGCGATCTGCTTGCCACGGGAGAAGATGTCACCCTGCGCCAGCGAACCATAGCCGGGTGGCAACTCGATGGCCGTGCCCTTGGGCATCTCTTGCTTGCCGCGTTTGATCTTGTTGGTCAGAAGGAATGCGTCTTCAGGCAGTTGGCCCGTCTGACTCAGGTAGTGCAGGTAACTGCCCATCTTGTTCTGCTGGTCGACCGGGTTGCGCTGTGAGGCGGAGGCCATCTGCGCGAGGAACTGGTCGAACTGCTTTTGAGTCATGCCAATGTCCATCGCCACCTGACGGATCGGCTCAGTGCCGTACCACTCCTGCACGTTCAAGTCTTTGCCTTGGTTGATCAACTTGTCGATCTTCTTGCGGGCGGTCGGTGAGTCAAGCAGGTCTTGCATCCGCTCGGTGTACTTGGGTTGTTGGTTGGCGGCACGCGCCTTGTCAACCATGGGCATACGGGGCAGGTCTTTCTGCTCCACGCCCGGTGTGTACATCCCTTGGGAGCGAGGCATCAATGGCAGGCCAGTGCCGGAGGGCGTCGTCATAGGCGCTTGCTTGGCCTTGAGTGCTTCTTCCAATTTGCCTGCCTCAATCATCGCGTCAGCCTCTTTGCTGGCCGCTTTGACAGCCTGCGCCATCTTGCCGAGTGCCCCGGTCTTTCCGCCTTTTTGCATATGGATCGGCCCTCCTTTGGCCTCGTTGATGTCGCCCTTGGTGGTGTCGTATGTGCCACGATTGCCGATGTCTGACTTGATTCGCTTCGCATCATAGATGCCGAGGTTCTTCACGCCGCCTTCGCTGGTGTAGTACGCATCATGGCCCAGTTGCTTGATCAGTCTTTGAATGTCTGGGTGTTCAATCGACGCCCAGTTGTTGTGTACGCCACCGCTGTCGTCAACGCCTGCGATTGCGTCGAGTTCGTATTGCAAGCCCTTGTTGCCGGGGAAGCGTTTACTCGCCGCCTCACGCACTGCCTTCATATGGGCAGGGTTGTCATAGTCGAATGGGTTGTCCACCATCACGCGCACAGGCATGACGTTGGGGCCATGCATCCCGGTCGCGCCCTCAGAGAACTTGCTGGCGAACTCAGGGTCAGGCGACACGAATGCGCCCTTGTGCGAGGCGATGAACTGCTTGATGTCGGCTTGCGTGCCATGGTAGAACTTGCGCGGGTCTTTGGTCTTGGACAGGAACTTGGCCTTGTTGGCATCTGCCTGCGCCCTTGGCAACACGTCCTGCGTGCCCTTCATCTTGGAGAGCGCCGACGCCTCAGCGTCTGCCTGCTTGAGCGCACTGGCAAACCCCTTCGCAAGTTTCTT